ATGAACAAGATGACAGTCTGTCATCAGATATGCGGAAACTGTGGTTCAGTAGTTGACTGTAGTGATGGTGTATATGACTAGAACCAGAGGACCTGATCTTTCAAAGGAGTTTCACGATTACATATTCAATCAGTGGATGTTTTTCAGCGAGAACGCATACGGGATTTCAAACAAGATAAACAATTCAACTGAGCTGATGTCAAAGTTTGGCAAGACAAGCCCTGCTGGAGTACACTACCATATCAAGCAGATTGAAAAGGATCTGGAAAACAGCATATCAGAAGATGCTATGGACACGTATATCGGAGAGTTTATGAGGGCAAGGACAGGATTTGAGCATGACGTTGACGACATTCAGACACTGATGTCACATGAGAAAGAAAAAGGATTGGAGGACATGGACAAGGAGCTGTATCTAAAGATGGCAAGATTCAGACATGAGATTAAACTGGATTCGTTTAAGATGTTGCAGGACTCTGCATTACCGTTGCAGGTCAAGAAACTGAAGATGGAAAGAGAGAAGCTCAGGCCAGCAAAGCCAATGCCAAAGGTAGAGGATCATGGGGTTAGCCAGTAAGAACACTTTACAGATAATATCAAATGCAGCAACCAGAGATGCACCTACAGTGCCTATGACATTCTGGTGCAAGGACTCATTGTCAGAGTCTGCTGACTGCTGTTTTTGGCACTACATATTCTATCCCAATGGCGGTCCAGAACGTGACGGCATACATCATCCATGCTATAAGTATGAACAGGACATACTTGACAAGATGCAGATGGAAGAACTAGAACAAGACAGGACAAACCCCTGCAAGTGGTTTTGTGTTTACAAGGCGACAGGACTTGGCTTGACAGAGTTTGTGCTTCTGTGGGTAGTATGGAAAAGCCTGACAGACAGCTGGTTTAGCGGAAAGGAAGCCATGATAATTACAGGACCTAACGTCGACCTGGCACAGGACTTGATACTCAGGGCGAAAGGCTTTTTACAGAAGAAAGGTTTGGGATATGTAGATCATGGAGCATACGAAGTCGACATTAACGGAAGCAGAATCAAATGTTATCCCTCGAATAACATCCATTCAGCTAGAGGTAAACCAAAGGTTAGTGTCTTTTTTGGCGACGAAGCCGCTTTCTTCAAACTTAGAGATGATTCAATCGTTAGAACCGTCGGAGAGAGATATATTGGAAAGTCAAATTCTTGGGTTATTTGGGTATCTACAGCAGGAGAAGAACCGAAAGGCTTTTTTTACGACATTATGCAAGAGCCTGCAACAGGACCAGAAAAGACAATATACGAAAGATTCCATTTCTATGTTGAAGCAGGTCTTAAAAAAGATACGCAAACTAAAACATCTATCTTCACGCCATCATACTTAGAAAAGGCTTCACAGGCCAGAAGCTACGAAAGGGAGTATCTTGGAGTATGGGGTAAGAACGTAGGAGACATATTCTCTCCAGAGGGCATAGAGCTTTGCTGCGGAACGGAATACGAGTGGGAGACAGATGACAATACAAACGACAGGGTTATCGGAATAGATCCAGGATTCGGCTCTTCAGAGTTTGGAATATGCATAATGCAAAAACGCAAAGGCAAAAAGTCAGTCATCTATGCAGATGCCTTTGAAAGGGCAAGTTACATTGACATCATCAACAAGGTAAGGATGCTGTCTGACAAGTTCAAGACAAAGCGTATATTTGTGGACTCTGCATGGCCTGAAGGGATAAGGGATCTCAGAGACAAGTATTACATGAACGTTCAGGGCATAGCGTTTAATCAGTACGGAGAGAAGATGCTAAACTATGCTGCAAACAACATAGACTTTCAGAACGTAGAGATTCATCCGTCATTTAAGAAACTGAAGATGCAACTGATGACAATCAAGTTCAACAAGAAAGGCGGAACTGACAAGACCAAGCAGAATCCGTTTGATCTTGGGGATGCGTTCTTGCTTGCACTATACTATTACAAAATGGGATCAGGAACTCTTGCTGGAGTTGGATGAACGTTTCAACCTTAGTGTATTCTCCAACTTGTCCTTTACCTTTGATCCAAATCTAGGCAACTTGCGTTCTCTCTTGGTTTGCTTTGGCTTGCTAAAGTCTGCTACAAATGCCTTGTGATCCCCTACTGTGACAATAGGGGTAATGCCTTTCATCAGTGCAATATACAATATGACGTTAGGATCAGTGTTTGCCCTTAGCATATTCATGCAAACCTCGTCAGGCAGGTGCATTGGAAAAGTACATATCTCATAAATGTGATTTTGTTGCAATTCATCCAACTGTTCGTTACGAACCATAGGATATTCAGGTGCGGGAGTATGTGCTGCAAGCATATACTTTCTATAATAGCTTATAATAAATAAAGTATATGGTTTTGTACCTAAAAATGGACCAGAACGTTTGGGCTCAGCGAGACTTTACTGACTCTGCCACATATGACTTGTCAGGAACAGTATATGATGACAACAGACTGACTACGCCAAGAGACATATCAGGATTTACAGGTACATTCAGAATTATAGACAACAGAGGAGAACTTATATTTTCCAATCAGCAAAACCTCACACTAAATTCAAACGGAACATTCTTTGTAAGGTTTGGAGAAGGGTTAGCTCCTGTTGTGACAGGAACATATGTAGCTAGGCTAAGATTGGAAGTATCAGGTACTAGATTAACCTGCGTAGGTGTCAACGGTTCTGATCAAATATACTTTGAACACGATTAATTACTTCACTTTATACAAAAACAACTACAAAATGCTACATGGCAGACATTTTTACAGTAAATAAGACCGTTTCTGGTTCAAAAACACCTGTTTTACCTAAAAATACGTCAATTAACGAGAAATATGAGGGTTCTATCAGAGTTATTGAGGCATTTAATCATAAAAGTGAGGTAAATGAGTCAGATTATCAAGATGAACTGTCTCCAGACAGACCATTTATCGAAACTATCAACGCAATTAACCAAGATCCTAGATTAAACTTGTCAAACGAGACATATATTCAAATGATACTCGGAAAAGGACTAAAAATAACTGCAAAGAAGGAATCTGTAGCAGATATGGTCAACGAATGGCTTGAATCAATCAACTGGGATGAACAATTAGAAGATGCACTGTATTCTTATCTCGGATGTGGCAATATGTTCTTTGAACATGATCCTAGCTACTCAGAATGGGTAGAAGTTCCTGTTACAACCATACAAAGCATAGTCAGAGACAAGAAAGGTAATGTAAAATACTATTTACAGCACGTCAATGATCAGGACATCAAATTAAGACCAAATGAGATATGTCATTTGAAATTAACCAACGTTGCAAGAGAGCCATTTGGCAGAGGATTGCACCATTCAGTATTATCAACTTACACTAATCCAGATACAGGAGAGACATTTGATTCTCCATTGATACAGATGAAAAAGATGGAGGATGCCATGCCAAAGATATTTGAAGGCCATGCAGATCCTACAGTAATGTTCCACTTTGCAGATGCAGGAGAACAGTTTATCAAGACTCAGGCAGATGCACTAAAGAAGATGAGACATGGATCAAAGATAGTTACAGACAAGGAGTTTGATGTCAAGATTATAGAGTCATCAGGCAACAGCAAGTTTGAGGGTTACATTGATCACATACAAAGGGATCTGCTAGAACCAGGATCTAAATTTCCACTACAATTCTTCAACGCAGGATTTACTGCAAGAGCAGCATCAGAAAGTACAGATTCCGTACTTACAAGAAAGGTCAAAAGAATACAGTCAAGACTTGCAAACCAAATCAAGATGAAAATCGTAATTCCTTATCTTCAAAAACATGGCAAGAACGTAAAAGCAAAAGACATACAGTTGTTCTTTGAGACACCTCAGAAACAAGAGGCAACCATAGCAGATGTCACTACCTCATTCAGAGACAACCTGATCAAAAGATCAGAGGCAAGAAAGTGGTTTATTGGCAATACCAGCATAAACATAAACGAGAATGATATGGCAGACGAGCCACCTATAACGTCAGTAACTCCAACTAATCAGTTGCAAGACACAAGAGACGAACCTGAAAACACTTCCGTTAAAGACAATGACACTAATGAAAAACTGTTGGAAATGGTAAACCTCAGAGAAGAACTTGACAGGGCAGAAAAGAGAAAGAACACTGAGGAAATATTGAGCTTTATACGAGGTTTGAAAAATGATTAGGATTTACACAGATAAACAAACAGACAACCTTGTAGAATCAGTAGATCTAGGCAGAGTGTCATTAGGAGAAACTACCAAATACACAATGTATATGAAAAACACTGACACTCAATGGTCTGTTCACAACATCAAAGTAGAAAATACAAATCCTGAATTAAGATTCGAGATACCTGACACCTTAAAACCAAACGAGGTACAAGAGGTATTTGTTTATTGGACTCCTAAACTAGACAGCAGAGAGCCATTGTTAACAAAGTTTGAATTTTCAGGCGACGTATTCATAGGATAATGCCTTATTCGTATCTGAGTTATTCAGATGACTATATCTTAGATGTAACGCCAACAGTACAGAAAACAGGCAAGAAGTTCATATCATTTCCAGAAACTCAGCACGTACAAGGAACTATACAGCTACGAGGAACTACAAGACTTCCTGTAGATTCCGAACAGATAGTCGTAAGGGCAAGTGCATATGAGAACACGACTCAAGCAGTATCTTATAAAGGAGTAGTCAATAGTATGCATACTATACATACTGTTACAGGTTCAGGATCAAGAAATGTAAAATCAAAATCAATGTTCATAGGCTCTAAATCAAAGACCATATCAGAATCAGTTATGATCAAAGGAAAGAAAGATTATGTTGTACTGATTAACAAAATACAAAAAGTCTTGGAACTAGAAGAACCATTTGGACCTTATGATGATTTTGATGATTGTGTTAGAGACCAAATATCAAAAGGCAAAGATGCAAATGCAGCAAGAAGCATATGCGGAGCATTACAAAGAGACTTGAAAGAGGATTATGATGAATATGATTGGGGAGACAAAGTAGAGGAAGCCAAGTATCAGGGCAGAACAGTAAAACTAAACAAGCCATTTAGAACATCAGGCGGACCTAAAAAGTTTGCAGTATATGTAATGAATAAACAAGGCAATGTCGTCATTGTCAGATTCGGAGATCCTAATATGTCAATCAAACGAGATGATCCAGAAAGACGTAAATCATTTAGGGCTAGACACAACTGCTCACAGAAAAAAGACAGAACAACGCCTGGCTATTGGTCATGCAAGTTCTGGTCAAGTAAAAGAGTAGGAGACTTGGCATGACCAGACCACATTTAGAATTTTTAGCAGAACTCAACAACCAATCATTTTTACAAAATGAAGAATGGTTTGCTGAAGATTTACGAGTATATTACAGACCAAAAGAATGTGTAATGAGTATTGGTACTGATGGGAATAAAACAGTACAAATGACATTTGATTCAGGTTCTACATGGGTAGACTTTTCAACATCAAGAAAATTGGATTTTAGGGAGCAAGTACACTTAGTTATCACTGATGGGGATTTTATAAATTTTAGATCTACAGACGGTAGTGGTATTACTGTTCAACATATGCACATATACTTTAAGGAGTTCTAAATACTTCTCTATATCACTTATGGAAGAATATTAGCATGGCAGAACGAATAGCAGGTATTGCATTGATGCCTAGACAATCAAGAAACGGTGTATTTTATGACACAGAAGAACTAAAGAAATTTGACGGTAAACAAGTTCCATTAAGAGTAGAGCATGACAAGGACACTCACATAGGTCAGGTAACATTTACCTTTGATGAGGAGAAAAGTCAGGTAAAATATGAGGCAACAGTATTTGACTCTGAGTGGCAAAAAAGATTAGAGAACGAACAGTATCAGGTATCAATAGGAGCATCAGTATTGGAGCAACGAGAACTATGTGATGCTGTAAAAGCCAAATGCCTAAACGCACCTGTACTAGACGAAATATTAGAATTATCAATAGTAAGAACGCCTGGAATACCAGAATCAACATTAAGCGTAATTGAATCACACAACGCACAGTATATCAAAGTATTAAATGAAACAGAAGAAATACCTTCATCATTTGGAGGGTTCCTTGATCCTATAAGATTAAAACAAGAATTATCAGACAGTATGAAACAAAGAAATCCTAACCTTGAACAAGATGAGTTAGACAGAAAATCAACTGAATTACTGGCAGCATTAGAGGTACAATTTATGAGACTTGTTGCACCTCCTCCACAAGTACAACCAGCAGCACAGATTCCGCCTCAAGAGCCAATGGGCGACGATATGGATAAACCTGTAGATATGGATGATATTACTTCCAATAAAGACAAAGACAAGAAAACATACATGACAACAGCCGAACATTCTGAAAAGAACGTAGAGGAAAAAGTCAAAGTAACCATTGAAACAGATGGCGAAGTAGAAGTAGGTAAAGCAGAAGCAAAAACTGAAGTAGCACCTGAATCTGAAGCACCAGCTAAAGAAGAAGTTGCTAAAGAAGATGTTTCTGAAAAAGTTGCCGAAAGAATTGAAAAATCCAATTCTGAAACCCTTAAAGCAGTTATTGAAACTGTTAAAGAGAATTGGAATCCAAAATCTGAAGTAGCAGAATCAACTGACTCAGGTTATGTTGAAGAAGCATTTACTGAAGAACAAGGACAAGCCTTCATGGATAAACTCTTTGAGACAGGCTATAACAAATTAGTCCTTGAAAAAGAAGGATGGATTGAAACACACTCTATCCAGAAACAATCTGGAAACGGAGAGGTTCAAGAAGCAGTTTCAACATCAGGAACTATTCCAGGTGTTAGACAATCTGCAAACATCTCAATTCAAATCGGATCTAAAACTGCAATTCCTATCAGACAGTATGGTCAATTCCAAGCTGTCCCAACAGGACAAAATACTGCAAGATTCTACAGAATCACAGTACCAGATGCAGGAGCAATTACCGAAAGCCCAACTACCGACATCACAGCAGTTACTCACACCCTTACAGCAGTAGATGTTACTTGTAACATCAGAGGCTGGAGACAAGTAGTTGAAAAAGCAAATCTTGAGGACTATCCTGCAAGTTTCCTTAACGCAATTAGAGAAACTGCAAGACTAGAAGCAATCAGAGATGAGCATAAACTAATTCTCCAAGACTTGGCTGCAACAGATCATGACTTTGGTGGCGTTACTACAGCTCCTTACCACATTGGTGGTAGCGACGGTGCTGCAACAAGCAACCCAACAGAAGAAGATGCAGATGGGGAATTTGACGAAGATGGTCTTACTTTCAGTAAGAGATACCTAGAAGAATTAGGACAAGATACCTCTCCAGGTAACTTGATTGCTTTCATCAGCCCAAGAGCTTTTGAATCACTAATTTCTTCAACTTCATTATCCGAATACACCCAAATCGGAAATGCAGGTATTACCAGACTCGGACAAATGGAGAGACTCTATGGTATTGACATAGTTGTAACCAACGAACTTCTTTCAGCAAACAATGCAGACAGAAACTTAGTTTGTGTCAAAGGCAAATCATTTGCACTTGCATCACAAAGAAAGATGGAAATTGAGTTCCAAAAGAATATCGCAGGACAATACTGGGATATCGTCTGGACTCACAGAATTGGTGTAGACATCCTCGATCCAAACACATACGTAATAGTTTCTACTGTAAACGCATAGAACTTTACTTTTATTTTTTTTACTTCTATTTATTCTAACTTCATACATTTTTGTATGGATGTCGAAGCTCGCATATTCGAGAAGCTAGACAAAATAGAGGACAGGCTTAACGACTTGTGTGTAAGAATAACTTCTATGGAGAACGAGTATAATTCTCACATATCAGACATGGAAAAGAAACAGGCAAACAAACTAAGACGTAGAGATTACATACTTGCAATCATGGCAGTAGGTCTTACAGTTATTGAAGTTTGCAGAACTTTAGGCGTAATCTGA